TGCAACTCCTGCCGTGATAGCTTCGCCCTCTGTGCTTTTGCCAAAATATCTTTGGTAGAGCTGATTCCAGTCAGACTGGTCAAGAATCCGGTGAACCTCCCTGTCGTTTTCAGCAATAATCCAAACCGGGCCAATGACTTCTTGGATGCTATTGTCTAAATCAAAATAGCCGTCATCTGGGATGGTAACGGTTACTTCTTGTTTCCTGAAGTAGTCCTTGGGCGTCTGCCAGAGCAGCTGGAACGCCGAGTTGATTGCAGTTGTAACGTCCTCAAAAATGTAGCTGGGGGCCGTGGCCGGATTTTCCAGCCATAGCATTCGCATCACATTGTCCCTTATTTCCTTGAGGGTCATGGCTTAGCTTCCCCCTCCAGAGGGAGGCCCGATCAGGGCCGGGGCGGTTGGCGTTTTCTCTGTGGCCTTCTTGGCCTTGGGCTTGCTCGGAGTCTTCTTTTTGGGTGCCGGGGGCAAAATCCGGGGGGTCACATGCATGTCAAACTCGTATGCATTGGGGATGACCTTCTCGCACATCTCGTTGAACTCCTGAACCTCCTCGGGGTTTCCCAAGTCGTAGACCTTGCCATTGGCCACCCAAATCTCCTTGGGGAGGCCCTCTATGGGCGTTTTGATGTAATTCGCCCGTGTGGTGGCAAATTTGACGGGGGCATAATTCCCCCGTCCCGGATATTCCAGAACTATGCGCATATTGCTCATAGCTAAAATGTAGCAAGAAGGGGCTGAGGTTGCAAGAACCCCAGCCCCTTCAAGGAACAATACCAACAAAGAAATTGTTCCGCCGTGGGGCGCTACGCTAGGTTAGCGTAACTGTTGGGAGGGAAATACCCGCATATTGCAATGCGTGGGTAATTACCAAGAATCCCGGTTTTCGCCCAGCGGCATCCTCACATGGCTCCTGCCCGAAGACGGAGGTGACGAAGATGTCCTTCACGAAGCCGCCTTCATGGCTGTCTTCGGTGCGGTTGTTACGATACTTGCCGTATCCGCGTCGAGCAGCCGCTTTCCCGAGGAAAAGGGAGTGCCCAAGGATGACGCCAGACTGGTTACAGTAGTAAATGGTGGCCTCTCCAGCGGTATGGGTGTCGCTGTTGTTGGCCGCTGTCCAAGCGGGAGATCCCGGAAGGCCAGCAGTCACTACTCCCCAAGCATCACCTTTGGTGGTGTCAGCAGCAGCCATCCTGTCGTTGACGACAAGAGAATGCCCCGCATTCCCCGTCTTTGAGCAGCGATAGATATTCCACTTGCCAGCAGCCGTAGTCGCGTTGGCGTGGTTATAGACCAGAACGTGGAAGTTGCCATCCGTGTCATGCTTCTGGTAAACCATGCTCGCCGCGATGTCGAGCGTGTCAGTAGCAATGAACTTGAACGCATACCCCGGGAAATACTTGAAGTATGCCTGTTGCAAGCCGGTGTTTGTCGGGTTGTTGTATACATCAGCGCCGCCGCCGTAGATGATGTCCGTGGTGTCAGCAAATGACCCCGAGCCTCCATCAGTTACGGTTGCAAACCCGTTAGTGGTAGAACATCCGAGGATGGCCTTGGGGTTCAGCGGAGAAGCAATCGCACCGAATCCGTCGTGGTCGATGGGGTTGTACTTCTTGACGATGTTGCCGCGAATGTCGGTGTAGCCACCGCCGAACAGTACGTTTGCATACGAATCCGGTCCAGCTTCCTTGTTAAAGGTTTTGAAGTCGGAGTCCTGCTCAAGACTGAACAGGGCGTCGGTAGTTGCAACCGTGACGTAACGGTCGATGACGTTGCCATTCTTGTCCCGGCCAGCCTTTGCGGGAGATCCGCCGAGGCGTGAAAGCTGGGTTTGAGCGGCAACAATAGTATCCCAATCGAGAATGTCAACGGAGCCGACCTGATCAAGATTCGCCTTGTTGTTGGCGTAGACAAGGTTGCCGTCTGCCGTCCCCCTGTGGAGGAAGGACATGAACAACTTCTCGGACTTCTGCCGACCCATCCACTTGCCAAGCTCGCGGGGGATGCCCACGGTGATCTCACCGCGCATGCCCATGTATTCCTCGGCCCGTTCGGTGTAACGAACGCCGTGACGGAGGAAATCAACCGACAGGTTGTAGGAGTTGAGCTTGATCGACTCAAAGTGACTCTCGTCATTGAACAGATCGTCGCCGTGGTGGGGCTCGTCGTAGAGGCCAGCCATCTGGGTGAATGTAATCTTCTGACCGCGCCCTTTCGAGGTGTCGTTGACTACTTGGATGATCGCGTCTTTGCCGCCTTCCATTGGGGCAAAAAAGTCGGTGGACTGTTCATAGACCTCGACTCCTTTGCGCCACAATTCTCGGACGGCATTAGCGTCACCATACGGGTTTGCTGCGTCATTGGAGAGAGGGTTTCCGTTGGGGAAGTCCGCAGCGGAGCCTTGTCCAATTACGTTGGAGGTGTGAAATGCCATTGGATTATGGAGTTATAGTTTGTGGTGGTTGTGCCACCGCAACTAATCCCTCGCAATCCGCAGGTCTCAAAGACGGGCCCCGTTTGAAATCTTCTCAAGAAGATCATCAAACTGGTCAGCGTCCTTAATGTTTGCAAGTTGCTCGGTCAGAGTAGCAGTAGCGCCTGTGGAACCGCTCGCCGTCCGACTTTCGCCGGAAGCTGCGGGGATTGGTGCCAGTTTCTCTGTCCTTGCGGGTTGGGGCGAAGATGCAACTTGCTGAGGCTCCTCGGCCTTTTTGGGGGCCGGGGTGGACCGCTTGTCGGACGCTGGTGCGATTTGCAACTCTTTTGCTGCCATTTGGGCAACCATGAGCGGCTTGTCTGCGTCGTAGTAACGGGGATCGTCCGTATCTTTTAAAGCCTCGTCGATTTCTGAACATCGTTTGTAAAAATCTGAACCCTCGTTGGCGAAGTCCGGGAAAAGGTTGGAGGCGCTGTCTGCCGAATCATCAAATCCGGCGTCATGCTCTGTTTGAGCGGTAACTGCGTCTTCCTTTTCTCTTTCTCCTAAAACGTCGATCAGATCCTCCATGTCGGACATCTGGTCCCGGACATCAGCAACTTCATCTAAGTCGCCGTCCCGGAAAGCCTCTGTTTCCTTTGATCTTAAATCTTTGAGCGCCTGTTTAGCCTCTGCATGGGTCAGCCCTTTTAATACATCTTCGCTTTCTCCTTCGCCAGCATCCCCTTCCTCACCACCTTGAGTGGTTTGGTCAGGATTCTGGTTTGTGGCTGTAGCTAGATTTGTGGGTTGTCCTATCTTTTCCCCCGCTATCCTTATGGCGTCTGCCATTGATATTGAGGATTCAGCTGTCTGGGCGGCTTTGTAGATACGAAAAGCCTCAGCATCCAAATCGTCCGTGGGGCGAAAGCGAAACTGTGGCGGCTTTTGTGAGCCGCTTTCAGGTTCCGCAACCTCCTCATCCTCAGCGTCTTGTGCCTCTTCCGGGGCTTCCGCCTCCGGGGTGGCTTCCGCTTCTCCCTCTGGAGGGGCCGTAGCGCCTTCTGAGGTTTCAGCGTTTTGCTCAGGAACAGCCTCGGAATCCGATAACTCTGCAAGTGCCTGTGGGTTCATTTCGACTTCGTCCATTAAACGCTCGAAATCCTCCACTGAGTCCGCAGAGCCGATTCTGTCGGCCATGTTTGGAGTGGCCTCTACAGGTGATTCTGGGATCACTCCTGCATTTGCCTCCTCGCCCGAATCCGCAAGACCAGCGTTGCTAGCCTCTTGGGGGTGTTGAATGCCATCAGAAGCAGGGGCAATAGCCTCCTCTTCTGCCGTCACTTCTTGGTCCGAATGGGCCGTTGCCTCACTCATTGCCTCATTTTGTCTTTTATCTGACTGTTTGCAAGAGTTAAATTGCAACATGTCCAGCGAGTCTTCTTTGCCTTCCGCAGGTTTTAGCAACCCCAATATGGTTCCCCCGGCCCCGGGCCTATACAATGACGAGATTATGCTCTCCAGTGAGCTGCGCAACAACGCCGGGGTGACCAACGAAAACGTCCACAAAACTTCGGAACTCCTGTCCTACCTCCACACCTTTGAGGAAAACCACATCACGGATATTAGTGGCTACAAATACGCCGTTCTTTCCCGTCGAGTCGGTGGGTGGCACGTTGGGGGCGGTTGCTTGCGGCCCTACTTTTCCACTAAAAACAAAAAAATAAGGGCCAAGTTTGAGACCCTCTTCATTGCTGTCCCCGGGGGAGACACAGGGGGACTAATCCCGGTTGTCCCCTTTTTTGGGGAGGCCTACTTGGACGATGAGGCCAACGACGATAACTTTCAAACGCTGAGTGACGGGTATTGGAGTGCTTGGTTTGAAATGGACGGCTATGACGCCAAGCTAACAATTCAGGACGCTGGTTTGCCCCCTCCCGCCCCCTCCAATTACTATGGAGACAAAATCGTATGGAATGTTGCAAAGTGGGGGGTAGAGGGCAGCGGGACGGATGACGCAAAGGTCACAGGCCTTGAAACCTTTGATTGTCCGTTTCTTCCCGCCCTAAGAGGTTACGGGGGTCACCCGGCCTTCCCACATCTTTACCAGAAACGCAAATCTCTGGAGGAGGGTGGACCGGAGAAGTGGTATATGAAGCCTTGTGCCCTTAACGTGCATGATATCCACACCGGGGTCCATATAAAGGCCAGCAACTGTGATGGCAAGCAAGAGCTGGATGCCAATAAAGGTGATATATGGTGGGCACACTTGAGCACCGACTCAGACGGAGTCCCAACCTCTTTGGAAATTGTTAAGGGCGAGTCCTTCACAACCCTCCCCTTCCAGCAGGAAATCCCGAAAGTCGAACACGTGAACCCTGAACCGGGAGGCTCCTCTCACAGTGATCCCGGCGTGGATGGGCAATATGGGAGCTATTACATTAAGTTGTTTGAGTTAGTTGAGATAGGGGGAGAGGCAAAGGGTGGGGGGAAGCGACTTGTCCCCCGGATTCATCATGGCAGCGATATTTACTGGGGCCGCTGGCTGGCTAAAAACGTGGGCGAGGGGTGTCCTATCTATAAGCAATTCAACACCGAGACCAAACAGCACGAATTTAGGAGTATTGTTGGATATGGAATTGTAGAAGTCACCCATGATGACGACACGATTACCATCAAAGTCCCCTACGCGGACGACTCCCCCTGCCACAACCACGATTAAATCACCCCAGCAACTCGTTCTGCGAGTCGGAGGCCTTCCTCATCAGGGCCGTGCTATTCCTCATCTTGTCCTCAACGAAGCCCAGCACTTCATCCAGCACGGCTATCGCCCCTCTGTGAAACTGAGTGTCCCGCTCGCTGGTCTCCGGGTCGTTGACAATCTTTTGGGAGTCCTCTCTCCTCTTCTCCATAGCCGGGATGAAGAGCTTTCTCCATCCTTCCGCGCCCCCCAGAACTTCTGCCATTTCGCCCACCTTCTGGGCGCGATCATACTTCTGCTTGTTCTGGTTTATCCGGCTCATATGTTGGGCGGTTGCTGCCCAGCCATGTTATCCCCCGTGTTAATCGAAAGTCCAGCTCCACCGCCGCCCCCTCCAGAGGGAGGCATCGGGGGGATTTGGAACCCCGGGGTAATAATCTCGTCAACGTGAGCAACCTGCATGGCCTTCAGCATTTGCCTGTATAGCTTCGCGGTGCGCTCTTGCAGCTCAACGGGCAAGGAGTAGAACTCAACGACCTTGATTGAAGCCTGTTGTGCCTGAACAAGCTCTTGCTCATTCTTGTATCTGGTCATCTCAAGACGGATGTCCATGTCCATGTCCCTCTCGATCATGTCCGGGGCAAAGACCATCTTCAGGGCGTCCTCATCCTCTGTGTAAACAAAGGCCTCTTCTTGGTCGAGGTAAGCCAGCGTGTAGATGCAGAAATCCCTGAGAATCTCTTCCAACCCATCTTGCAACTGGGCAAGGTAGATAGAGAACATCTCCTGCCCACTTCTTTCGATGTTTCTCACCCCGGTGGCGAGCTTGGAGGTGTCCATACCCAGCATGGCCGCGTCATTGGCATGAGACACACCACTCATGTTAATTGCAACCTGCATGAAGAACTCGATCTCCTTGTATATCTCCCTCCCCTTGATGTCATACAGGGGGATCACCTTGAGGATGGTCTCCGGGTCGATGTTGCCCTTGGGGGTGTAAGTGTCTCCCCCGTTAAGCTCAAGGTTCGCGTTGTCCTCTCCCTCCAAGGTGAGTTCCGGGTTCCAGAAGATCACATTCCCTGAGCGGGACTGGGACAGGTTCCAGCGGTTCACCAAGAGGTCTACAACCTCCTGCAAAGGCTGGAAGATTTCCATTGTGCCAATCCCGTGCCACCTTCCCTCTACCCTGTTGACTCTTGCAACCCTGAACGGCCTGCGACCGTTTGGAGTTCTGTTCGCAACGTAATCGTAGAATAGCGGCCTGCGGTTCGTGCGGTCCAGCATAAGGACGATGTCCTCCTGCACCCCGTCCTCGTCGGCATCAAAATGAAGATAAATCTCCGCGATCTCAAGGACGGGCTCTCCCTGTCTCTGATCCTTCTCCCTGCCGTCCATAGACTCCGACTGGTGGTCTTCCCCGGGACTCTCCCCCAGCTCCGGTCTGGGCTTGTCAGCAAAAGACCTTCTCTTCTCGTCCGTCCCGACAAGCTCTTGCAACGACTCAAAGATCCGGGCCGAGGTTTCCCTCGGGGTTTCCTCTCCCGTTTGCAACGCGGAAACATAAATGGACGCAATCTCTATCGCGGGTTTGTCGTAGAGGTGGGCCACACAATCGGCATCATCCAAGGTGGTTGCATCCAAGGGGGCCAAAAAGTCTTTGTAGTAGACTGGCTTGGATTCCGCCCCCTGATACCTGACCTTTTGTTGTGGAACCACCTGAGACTCAAACACCAATGATTCAGGGCCGCTCACGTTATCTGGCAACTGGGTTTGGCCGTCCCTTTGCAACACCCACCCCCCGGCGGCTTGCGGCTCGCCCATCCCGGGGGACTCTGGCTGAGCCTGCGACCATGCGTCATCCTGATAAATGTAATCGCCGTCAGCGGCCACGAATGGCTCTCCAGCTGCATTTACAGCAATGAGTGCCTGCGTCTTGAACTGGGTCCAGTCCTGCTTGTAGATTGTCTTGGCAACAGACTCGCCGCGAATAACGGAGCCCTCTATGCATGCCGTAAAGGTGCTCTTCAGGTCTGCTTGCTGGGCCTTGTGCTTCAGATACTTGTCTGTGACATCTGCCGTTTCGTCGTCGCTGGCCCCCACGGGGTAGGCCCCGAACCACGGATCAGTCCCAAGGAAATAATTCACCGATCTTGCAATTTGCTGCTGCGCGATTCTCCGGGACATGGGAACCGTCAGGTTGGACTCAGCAAAAATCCCTCCCAAGAGGTAAGAGCGCCAGTCTATCTGGTTGTGGTAGACCATCTCATACAGCTGGCGCTTGCCCATGAATGACCCTGCGGCCTCCTTGACCATGTTGTCTTCCCCGTGGCCATACCAGTTCGCCTGAGAGGTGCTTACCCTCCCCAGCTCATGCTCCAGCTCCTGAATTCTATTCAAAGCAAAATCAACCATTTTGATTTCTTGCTCGGGGGTGAGGGCAAGGGGAGAAGGAAAGACTACTTTGAGATCCTCCTTTTCTCCAATTTCCTGCGGGGCCTGCGTGTTGACGCCCTCCGGTATCACCTTGTCGGCAACCGCCTGAACCTGCGATGTTGATGTGGACTGTTGGTCGCTCATTTTTTATCCCTTCTCTTTCTGCTTTGCTTGTATGCCTCTAGGATAAAGCCGGGATGTGCCTTTGCATCCCCCCAAGCCTTATCAGAAGCACTGGATCTGGCTTTTTGTAGAGTAATTGCATCATAGACTGTGGCCTTTTCCGCCATCCACGCGACCTTGTATGCCTTGTGAAGAATCTCATACTGCTTTTTGGTTAGTTTTTGTTTTTGCTTATACCCTGTAAGCGGATCTTCCCAAGTGTAAACCTTGGACAGCCTGCCGGGCATGGTCATGGAGTCATCCTCTGGGTGCTCCTCCATATACTTCTCCACCATCTTGTCATGGACATTCGGGGTGTATGGCCTCTGCTTGAACATCCATGAGGCAAATCCCCTTGGCCGCTTGATCTTCTCCCCGTAGGCGTCCCTTTTTGCTGGGGGAGCAACCTTTCTGTCCATGTGAGGATACATCTCATATAACAACGTGTCCCGGAACCCCTCATAGAAGTCCTGACTGAGCGTTTCTTCCATGTGAATGTTGGAGTCGCGTACTGGCTGGCGCAAAAGATTCGGGACAAGGAGTGTTGCAAACTGCCTAGCGGCCCATTTATGAACCGACATCCTCCCCTGCGTCATCGTGAACATGTCATTCATGCCGCGAAGCATCGTCTTGTCGGTCAACTGCGCGGCAAGGGTATCCGCGATGAGGGAGATGGCGACCTCGTCCGCTCCCTTCTTCCCTCTGGCAAACAACTTGGTATTTCTTGCGAGATCAGCCGTGGTCCCAATTGTGAGCGCGAACGGGTCGATCCTTCCATAATTGAAAACGATTGCATCTTGCCCCGGCAACCCGATTCGGATCGAGTATGGGCCCATCCCTTTTCTGTAAGCCGCTTCCCGGGCGGCATAGGCCCCTTTGCCAAACTTTTTCATGGAGCCCGTTATCAGGAGCCACTTCTTGTCGTCGTCGTCATCTCCCTCCATCGCCCTGAAGAGAGTTGCGGCAATGATCCATGAT